ACAGGTGGTGCCCGCTGGCAGTTGGAACGCCTGCAGGTAGGTTTCGTCGGCCCCGGCCACGAACCCCTGCTCGAAGTTCGCGACCCGGATAGGGCGCGCGGTGGCCCAGGCCATCAACTTGATCTCGATGGCCTGCCTGGCTCGTGCTTGGCTCATGCTCGATGGGTCCTGGTGGCTTCTTCGACGATGCGCTGAAAGTCGGCGACGGTGATCCGCACCATGCCGCCCGGCGCCTGCGAACTGTGGCCGTACTCCAGAGGGATGGCATACGGGAGGTTGTTAACGATGAATGCGACCTCTCCGGCTGAGAGATCACCGGCAGCCAGGAGAAGCCTGTCCAGCGTCTCGCCAGCGCTCTCGATGTCCTCGATCTCGCCTGCCGCCGGTACGCCGGTGGTGAGCTGCCAGTTGCTACGAAAGCGACCGCCCACATAGCCCTGGCCAGCCCTCCGAACGCCGAACCCGAAGTTCTCGCGCTGTTCACGCTTGGTCAGCGGCTTGCGCAGTCGCAGGCCGCCTTTCAGGTTGCCGCTCTTGGTGTAGTTGGCCTGGTCGGCAGTGATGCCGGCATTGATGGCCGCCGCCTTGGTGTTGTAAGCCGCGATCTGCTCAGCCGCGCTGCCCTGGGCCTCAACGTTCACCTTCCAGAGATCCGGGTTGCCGACCGGCGACATGGTCACCAGACTCCGGCCGACCATGATCACGACCTCACGGAAGGTTAGGTCCATCGCCTCCTTGGCGGCCTCTGCGAACTGCTCCAGCTGCGTAGCAAACCCGCCGTCCAGACCGCCGTAACGGCTGGTCATGTGTGAGCCGCGGGCCATGGTCACTTCCTCAGTTGAATGGTCCAGGTGGCCTTGGCCGCGTCCTGTCCGACGTTCATGACTCGGTAGCCGCTGATGCGATCACCGATGGCTGGGGTAGCAGGGTCGTCTGTGACCGTGCCGCCGTCCTTCACGAGCAGATCGCTCTGCAGCGCCTTGAGGCGCACGTCTGTCGCCAGGATGCGCGTACCGTCGATCTCCCGGGCCTTGTACTGGCCGAAGACACCGCGACCGACATAGTGCAGCGTTGTCGCTGGCGTACTGCCGCCCTTCTCAGGGTCATAGGTGCCAGGTACAGACCGGCTGCCATCAACCACAGCCACTGCGTCGGCCAGATCCGTATCGAAGGCCTGAGCCAGCTCGGCCTGTAACTCGCGTCGAAGCCCCATGTCACCCCCTGACGATCTTGACCTGGCCGGTGCCTAGATACCGCGCCAGCAGGGCCAAGGCGAAGGACTCACCAGCGCTGATGGCCTTGGACGTAGCCGAGTAGGTCTTGCTGCTCGACACCCCGTCCGCATCCACGGACTTGCTTAGCACGCCGGTTTCCTTCGCCTGGAACAGGTTGCCAGCCGCCGCCTCTAGTGCCACCTCTGCGCCCGCCTGCACGACGTCGGTGGGAACCGTGTCGAACTCAGGCAGGCCCTGGTTGGTGAGCCAGGTGTTGGCCATCAGCACCGCACGCGCCTTCTTTTCATCCGGCGCCCAGGTCTGGCCCAGCAGAGCGTCGACCTGCTCGATGCTGATGTAGGTGTTCATTACTTGGCCTCGTCCAGCAACTTCTGCAGGTCTTCCAGGCTGGCCTCAGGCCCGAACTGGACGCCCTTTTCGGTCAGGGCCGCCTGAAGCTTTGCCTTCAGCTCGGCCTCTTCAGCAGCTTTCTTTTCAGCTGCGGACTTGCTGGCCTTGGTGGCTTTACCTTCCTTGATCGGCTCGGGATGCTCATAACCGTCCGGCGCGAACTTGGCGTCGATGATTTTGTAACCCTTGCGACGCAGGTAGGTCTTGCGCTCTGCCGAGACCGGGTGTTGCTCGTAAATGATGGTTTCGCTCATGGCGATCTCCTGAGGAACGCGCCCCGAAGGGCGCGGTACCGGTTACTTGGTGGCGTCGCCGATGGTCATGACGCCGGCCGAGCCCTTGATGCTGTTCGCCACCAGGTCCCAGTTGGTGCCGGTGGACAGCTCGGAGTTGGTAGGCGACTTGCCGCCGTTGGCGGTGTCCCAGGTGTAGCCCTTGAGACCCAGGCCGAAGGTGTAGTCGGCCTGCATGGTGGTCTCGATGCGCTCCTTGCCGTTGGAGGTTTCGATGTTGGTGATCAGGTCGGAACCATCCATCACCATGGCCGCACCGTCGGCCAGGCTGAGCACCTTCTGCTTGTTCGGGGTGCCGGCCTCGTACAGCGCCGGGGCGTCGGTGACGATGACCGACTTGCCCAGAACATCGACGACCAGAACACCGCCCGCTTGGAACAGCTGCTGGTTGTTGGCCAGGTTCTTGCCGATCAGCGCGTGGTACTGGGCGCCGGTCATGACCTGGGCGATCAGTCGTGCCGAGGCGTCGCCGAACAGCGCGTGGGCACCGTTGATGGCGATGTAGTCGACGCCAGCGGTAGCCGACACGTCGTTGAGCGCGCCCGGCTGGTTGCCGATGGCCGCGACCAGAGCAGCAATGGCGGTGTTCAGCTGGTCAGAGACGATCGCTTCGGACAGGTTGCGGCTGATGACTTCCAGCGCTTCCTCGGGGTTTTTCTGCACCCAGGACAGCTGCGCAGGCTCCCACAGGATCGGGCCGAAGCCGCCGGCAATCTTCACCGAGTCGTACTGTTTCTGCGACAGCGGGGTCGCCGCCTGGTTGCCGTTCGCGGCGTAACGGTCAACGCGACGCTGAGCGCCGTGCAGGCCCGCCCAGAAGGATTCCTGCAGGAAGTCACCGTCGATACCCTGAGTGGTCAGGCGAATCGATCCAGCCGAGGCGGCGTTGAACTTGTCGACGTCCTGGGTCAGGGTTTCGATGGTGGCGTGGCGAAGGTATTCGTTGAACACCTTCATGTTCGAAAGGGCCATTGGGCCTCCTTATTCGCTTGCGATCAGGCCTTTCATGGCTTCCAGGCGCTCTGCCTTGGTGCCACCGAAGTTGCCCTGTGTGGTTTTGTTGCCACCACCGCCGTTCGGTGCGCCGCCGCCATTGGCACCGGAGCTCTTCAGGATGTGGTCGCGATGGGGGTACTGCGAGACGAGGGTTTCGAGCGCTTCGTTGAAGTCGGCCAGCTCACCCGGGCGGCTGCGGCTGAAGATCTTCTGGCCCTGGGCGTCGTAGGCGACGACCTTGCCTTCTTCGATCTTGAAGCTGTTGCCGAAGGTGGCCTGAACCATGTCAGCCGGAACCGCCATCTTCTCGGTGATGAACTGCGAGCGAGCGAAGCTGCCGCCGATCTTCTCGGCATACAGCTGCTGCTCGAAGCCCTGCGCCTTGGTGTTGGCTTCGTCGAGCTGGGTCTGGAAGGCCTTGCTGATCTCGCCCTTCACCTTCTCGATCTCGCCGGCATCCACCAGCTTCTTGGCGTCGAGGTTGGCGACGATATCCAGGGCTTTCTTGGCGGCCGCGGCATCTTCGATGCCTTCGAACGCCTTGGCGGTCTTCTCGAAGCCGTCGGCGCGCTCGCGGTGCGACTTGGCCTCGGCATTCAGCCGGGTGATGGTGTTGCGGGTGCCCACTGCATCGAAGGCGACCTCCTTGCCATCGTCCTCGACGTAGACCGGCTTGCCATCCTCGATCACGGCGTACTGCTTGCCATCCACTTCAACGGTCTTGAGTTTCATGTCGTCTCTCTGGGCCATCCGGCCAGTTGATGAGCCATCCGGCCCCAGTTGCGCCCCGTCCATCCGAACCGCAGGCATAAAAAAGCCCCGGCAGATGCCAGGGCTCGTAAACGCGTATCAGGTATTAATCGTTGAGGTCAGAAGTTCCTGACCCCCTCGTATCGCAATCTGTGCAAATCCACTTTCCGTTACGAAGGACGGTTGCAATTGCACCGTCATCATTTTCACACAGGCGATCGTCGTCGTGATGCTCCAGCTCGTCTTTGTCGCTCATAGGTGCTCTCCTAGCAATGGAAGGCACAGCTTAGACGAGCCCCAGCCCCGCGAACAATGGGTTAATGAGCCGTTGAAGAACGTCATTCAAGTTTCAAGCGAAGCTCTTCAAGCGTGAGCAGCTTGCCCTTGTCGTTGTAGAAGGTGCTGAGTTTAAGCCCGCCCTCACGCATCAGCCGGCCACGCTCCGGGCCAAGGATCTCGTCCTGGCGCGTTGCTGACTGCTTGCTCAGCCATTCGGCGTAGGTGGTCAACCCGGGTACTTGGCCGTCCATGCTCGCCCGCGTTGCGCCGTCGCTGAAGCCCAGGGCCTTGGCGCTCTTGAGCACCGGAACCTTGGAGGAGCGGCAGCAGAAGTGGATGCGCCCGGGCCCGGCCAGCCACGGGATCGTGTGGCCGATGGGCTTGTAGGTGCCCAGGGTGTAGGGCATCCGGTCGCGGATCCGGCAGTCGGACGACGTGTGGTTGTCCAGCGTACTGAGCCACTCCACGTGGCTGATGATGTCGCTGTTGGCCTCGTACGCTGCGTCGCTGGCCGTTTCGGCTGTATGGGATACCGCAGACCGCACCACCGCCTCAACGTCGCGCCTGGCCTTCTGGAGGGCCCCGTCGGCGTATTGCTGAACCCGGCTACCCATGACCGTGCGGAGGATCTCCGCAGTGGTGCGCCCCTCGACCACGCCCGAGCGCACAGCGTCGCGCACTGTGGCGGCGCGGCTGGACTCGATGCCAGCCATCCACTCCCTCAGCAAGCGCCCCTGGAACGGTCGGGCCTGCGCGATCGCCTTCACCGCGCTGAACGCCGGGGAGACGACCGGGTATGCATCCTGCACCAGGGCCGGGAGAATGGCCCGCAGCGTGCTCTGCTGGAACGCCAGCTCGTAGCTGATCAGCCCGTCGGTCACCTGGTCCATGGCCAGACGGATCTCAATGAAGGTCTGCTGGTTGATCCGAAGCACCGCCGACAGGGCGATATCGACAGCTGCAGCCGACAGGTCGGTGCCGAGGTTGTCGATGGCCTCGATCAGCGCGGCGCGCAGGTCGGCGTCTTTGCTGTTGAGGATCTTGATGATCGTCACGACCTGGCTGTTGCTCAGCCTGGACAGGTCGACCTCGTGCCCGATCAGCTCGTTCAGCAGCTTCTCGTTGGCCGTCTTCATCACAGTGCCCCGAGGGCCGGGCCTTGGGCCTCGATCTTCGCCAGCTCATCGTCCCAGTCGTATTCGTCGCTGATCACGCCGCGGCGCTGCATCTCGGTGAATAGCGTTTCCTTGGAGATCATGCCGGCATTGGCCATCGAAACCAGCGTCGGCAGGGAGACCTCTGGCATGAAGTCGACGTCGTAGTTGCCGCGCATCTCGACTGCGCCACCATCGCCCAGGCTGCGGTACTCGGCCATGAACTGGAGCAGCTGCGCCAGGCAGTCGCCGAAGTGGTTGGACATCCGCTGCAGGGGCGACAGCTCTTGTGCCGCCTCCTCCTCAGCCTGGGTCGCGGTCTTGGTCGCGGCCTTCTCTGGCGTGAGCAGCTTGCCGCCAGCCATCCGCATCTCATCGAGCAGGTCTTTCAGCGCGGTTCTACCTGCCTCTACTGCCTTACCGGTGTGTTCCACATACTTCAGGTCGCCATTGAGAGGCAGGTCGGTCAACGACCCGGTGCCGACCTTGAACTCGGGCGGCATCACCTTGCCCTGGTCAGTGAACTGCATCTGCACGCCGATGCGAGCCAGGATCGGCACGCGGATGACGTGCAGGATGTTGTCCTGGTCGCTCTGGCTCTGCCAGTGCTTGACGTTCAGGTGTGCCAGCTCCAGCAGTGGCGGCTTGGCCGTCATGAAGCCAGTGCGGCCGGTGTAGAAAGTGACCCAGGGGATGCGGCTCAGGCTGTTAGTGCCCTCCTCGTGCAGCACCCACGCGGCCTTTGTTGTGCCGCGCCGGTACGTGCGCCATTTGCCAGGGAGCAGGACGCGGATCTGCTCGACGCTTTTGGCGCCGAACTCACCCTCCTCCTCCTCGACTACCTCCCGGTAGCGGACCATGGTCAGGACGCCGCCCTTGGAGCGCCAGCCGAGGACCTGCGAGGGCCTCACCAGAACTGCATAGGGGCGAACCCCTGCAGCCTGCTCGTCGGCCTGAGTCTTCAGGTCGCCGGCCGGCGGGTGATCAACGAATGCGTGGCAGAGGCCTAGCCCCAAGCCATCACGGAAGAACTCGACAGCCCAGGAGTTGAGATCGTTACCGGCGCGGTCGATGTCCGTGGCCATCTCAGCAATCTGCTCGGGCACATCGTCGCCCAGCTGCAGTGGCTCGGCGAACACCCGCGAGGTCATATTGCCGACCGTCTCGGAATACGCCGGCAGCAGGGTCGAGAGGCGCAAGCGCTCCCGGTAACCTTCGTCCGACTCTGCCGGGTACTGCGGCAGCAGCCTCTTGCCCGCCGCGCGCATCGCCATCGTACCGCCCATGAGTGGCGTGATCACGGCCCAGTACCCGCGCATCTCGTCGACGGCGGGAAGCGTGATGCTTGGGTTATCGCTCATGGTCACATTCTCAAGGATTGGGTCACGATCACTGGTTTGACGATCGGATAGTCATGGTGGATGAAGTAGCCGCCAGCGTCGTTGGCATGGTCATTACCCTGGCTCTTGTCCGGCTCACCTGTTGGCGCCCAGATCTGCTGCTCGAGGCAGTCGGCGTAGGTTGGGCAGAGGTCGGTGTTGACCCGATAGCGTCGCTCGCCCGCCGAGTTGCAGAACATGGCGTTCATGGCGTTGATCCGGTCTTTCACCGGCGGGTTTGCCTCTGGGGCCATCACGGTGAACCCGGCCTGGCGAAGCAGCTCAAGGTCAGTGGTGCTCGCATTGACCGATTTCCGGCCTTTGCCCGAGGCATCAGGGAAAACCAGAATCTCGCGCGTCTTGCGGTAATTGCCCTCGGCGTACAGCCAGTAGCGCTCCTTGATCTGGCGGATCATGTCGGGCGTGTCGTAGCCGTTCATGATCTCGCCCACCGCATGGGGCATGCCCAGGCGCTTGACGTGGACGATGGCCGACATCTTGCCGACGTTGAAGTCCATGCCCACGAAGATAGGCTCGCCGTGCTGCACAGACTCGTGGCTGCCGTTCAGCTTGCGGTTGTAGGCGGTGTAGATCGACCCGGAGTTCAAGTTGACGAACTGGCCGTTCAGGTAGGCCAGGATCAGCTGCTCCGGGTAGGAGTCCATCAGGGATGGGATGTAGTCCGGCGGCAGATTCAGCTCGTTGTCGAACGTGCTGGCCTGCACCAGGCCGTACATGCCCTGCATCGCTGGCTTCTCGCGCAACTGCTTCACGAACTGCTGGAAGACGAACTTGAACCCCTCGGGGGTCGTTGTGACGTCTACGCCGTTCTTGAGCCCGTCCACGTTGTAACGCATACGGGCGATGATCTTGCGCCAGGCGTGCTCAGCCTTGAGCTTGGGCAGGACGTCGAGCTCATCGACCAGGGCATGACCGATCTTGAAGCCAACGATGGTCTGCGGCTTCTCCATCGAGCGGCAGATGGTCGTGCTGCGGTACTGGCCGCCGCTGTAGAACTCGACCTCCTTGTCGCTCTCCTTCGTCTTGACCTTGAGGCCCCAGTCGAAGGCGACCTCCTCGATGGTCGGGAAGAAGATATCGCGGATCTGCGGGTACGTCGGGGCGAAGTAGCCGGAGTTGATCCTGGGCCATTCCCAAACGTGCTTGCAGATGCCAGCGCAGCCTACCCAGGTCTTGCCCGAGCCGAAGCCGGCCACGAAGCCGCGAAACTTGTGCGGCATGTTGATGAAGGTGGCCTGCGGGCAATTAAGCGTCGGCATCGCGCTTCCTCGCATCCATCACGGTTACCTGCACGGAAGTAGGTACCGCGTTCTCCTGCGGCACATCCGCCTTGGTCTGCCGGTTCACGTACACGTCACCGACTTCCTTGGCCGCCTGCTCCAGTAGCTGGGCAGTCAGCGCCATGTTCTTCATGCTCTCGGCCTTCTCGGCCATCCTGCCCAGCGCACGGAGGCGGTAGGCGCGGTGCGCGATCGGAATATCTGCCGTCTCGGCCGTGAACCGCTCCCGGCATGCATGAAACATTTCCACCCATCGCTTGGCCAGGCCACGCCCGGCGTACTTAGTTGGGTCATGCCCTTCGCACACCTGGCGACTGACATCTACCCCAAATTCTTTCTTGACGGCCTCCACCACCTGGCTGGGTGTATCGAAGCAGGCCAAAGCCTGAACAATGAAGGCTTTGACCTCGCTTCGTAGTGCTGCCATGTGAATATCATCCGTCAGGACCTGTCAGGATTCAGGCCGACTTGAGCAGGCAGGTTCCGCAGGCCCTCGAAATGTTGATCTTGGCCACCTCGGGCGGCCGGCTTGCAGCGTCGATCAGCTGCTGTACACCTTCGTTGGCACCGTAGCGCCTGACCACACCGACGAACTCCTCAACGTCGTGGCCACGCAGGTAGAGCTTGGGCATGCCGTCCTGGGTGAACTTGGGAGCGCCGTACTCATCGGTCGCCTGGGCGATGTGGTACAGCTCATGCTCGACCAAGGCGCAGAACTCGGCATCGGTGCACTGGGCACAGTAGTCAGCGGCCAGCGTGATGAGGTAGGTGGGCTCCTCGCCGAACCACTCTCGCATCTGCTGCTCTTGCCGAGCCTTCTGCCATCCACCGGCGCGGAACATCAGCTGCTCGGCCTGGCCAAGCACTACCCGCCCCTGCTTGGCGAACCCCGTCGATGCCCAAAGCACACCGATGTTAGCGTCGATCAGGTGAGCATGCTCGGGGTTATGGATGCTGCCTGTAGGAGCCAGGATCTCGCTCTGTACCCAGTCCCATACACCGGTTGCCGGGCGCAGGGTAAGCCAGAGCGATTCGAGAAGGTCAGCAGGAGGCATCGGTCTGCTCATAGCTCACCTGGACCTTGAAAGAATGGCGAGTAGCCATTATTAAACTCCCAGTCCAACACGGAGTGTCGACATGGTTAGCTACCCAATCTATGTGAAGCGCAACACTTATCGCGGGCGCGATGCCAGGAAGCAGGCCAAAGCAAGCTCAGAAAACCGGGACGCTTCGATTCTCGAAGATACTGTTAACCGGCTGCTGAAGCAGCAGACGCAGCCGATTAAAACGTACCTGTGGTCTGAGATCAGCAGAGAGTCTGGACTCGACTTCGAGATTGTAAAGAGGCTCGGGTACAGCATTGATTGCGGATCAAACGGGTTCACCGCCACAAGGCCGGGTCTCTCCCAGGATGAATTCGACCGAGCCATGCGCGGTGAAGAGGTTTAACTCCGAACCCCGAAAACGTAACTACTCCGCGCCACGAAACGGCGCACCTCTGTTTTGTGGTGCGGGTCACGCAACCTTGAATACGTGCCCACGCCGCGCCCAGGCATACAGGACGATCCCCGCATGCACCATCACGCCGAACGGGCTTACCAGCTGGCTTTGCATGGCGCCAAGGAACGAGCCAAAGGCGCCGATTGCTACCAGGTAGAACGCGACGGACAGCATGGGCTGATCTATCGGGCGCACCCGGCGTAGGTAGTCACAGGCGGCGATCACCACCAGGACGCACAGGAAGGCGTCCGCGGCTGCCATCGCCGACACGATGGTCGTGTTCATCAGGTAGCTCCTTTGGCTCCGAACTGTCCTACCAGTGACTTCAACACTGGGATGATGTTCATTGCCAGAAGGCCTATCAGGAAGGCCACGCCGTATTGGGTTTCACTCCCGGTCTCGAGTTTGAAGAAGCTGATTGCGAGTGGAGTGCAGAAAACTGCTGAGGTGAAGCCAGTGAAGAAGGCCGCTACGGCCTGGCCACGGGTGAGGCCTCGCAGGAACGTCAGAGAGAGGATCGCCCCGGCGAAGCCACCAATGATCACGCCGTACTTCACCAGCAGGACGCCGGCGGTCGTGCTTGCTGGTTCGGGCATAGGTTGGTCCTGGTCATGCAGGCCCGATTGAGGGCCTCTTACGGGCAATAAAAAACCCGGCACTGAGGCCGGGCTTATTTTGGTCACTCCTAAACGCGCAGGAATGACAGGATGGGTGCATATTGGCTCATTGGCTCACTCGGCGTCAAGCGACATTTGCCACCAAAAGGCCTTCATGGTCGAGGATGTGCTGCGCCTCGGTCAAAGCCTCGTTCACAGCGCTCTCCAGCGCCTTACGGATATCCCGCCTCCAGCGCTCTTGAGTCTTGATCGGATGAGGCTCGTTGCTCCAGTTGTCCATCTCGTACCAGGCCGCGGGCAGAACGCTTGTGCTGCGTTTCCCATCCACTCCCGGCAGCTTAGGCATTGCCCAGGTTAGGATTGCGCAGTGGCGGAAACGCTCCGGCGCCGGAGAACGATGCGTGCGGGTGATCTCCTCTATCGCTGCGTGCTTGCGGTCGACGTGGGTCGAGTACTTCGCCACCAGATGCCGCCAGTGCTCAGGGGTGAGGTTTTTGTGCAGCCGGCTGAACACCATGCAGTCGAAGAGGAAAGCAGCCTCCTTGCCCACGATAGCGCCCTTCTGCTTGGCTGCTTGGACCTTCGGCTCAAAGTCGCACCCGCCCGCGCTGTTGATAGTCTCAGCCGCCAGGGCGCGGACAACTGCCGATACCACATTCTGGTAATTCATTCCCCACCCCCTACACGCTTGGACTTTCTCAAAATGAATTCTTCGTAGCTGCGCTTTCGAGCCAATGCAGCGCCCCAAGCCAAGACCGCGCCGGACACCACAAGCATCGAGGCGAGGATGAAAAATGCCCATTCCACGGTCATGCTGCTTGCTCCTTGAGCTGTTTGACCTTTGCCCGATATAGGGCCTTGATGCCTTTGAGTTCTTCGATGGTGTACCGCTGGGCCTCATGAGGGCCTTCGAGTCTGTCGACGCGCTCCTGGCCAATCTTCTGGATCAGCCGTTCGCGGTAGCCCTGAGCAACGGTCCGGCCTTTGGCGGCGTACTTGCCCGAGCCGCCATTGCAGGACTTGAGCTGTTTGTGGCAGTTGTCTTCGTCGAAGCGAAGCTCTGGGTAAGCGCCTCGACTGAGGAAATGGCCAGCGTCCCACTTACCTCCGGTCAGCCAGTCCTCGCCGGGCCCGTAACTACCGCAGCAGATGCAAGGCTCGTCCTTGTCGCGCAGCCGGATGAAGGTGTTGAACTCGATCTGGGCTTCCCGGATGTAGTCCGCTCGGCTCTTGAGCTTCTGCTTGCGCACCTGGATCTCGCGGCGCTCACGCTGGGCGATCGCCTTCCGCGCCACCGCCTGGTTCTCCGGCTTCTTAGCCAGGTCCAGCGCACACGCCACGCTGCAGGCCTTCTGCGTAGAGAGCGATGGCCGGAACTTCTTACCGCAGGCCTTGCAGGTCTTCTGCTTCACCTCCTTGAGAGCTGTCCGTGTCATGCCGATCTCCAGATCTGCGAGCGAATCTTCTTGCCGTTCTTCTTCGCGTCGCGCTTCACTTTGCGCAGCTCGTCCTGCACCTGCTCCAGGGTCATTTCGCCCGATTCCAGCCTGGCGACCAGTGCCTGCCTCACCTCAGTGCTGTCAGCAACAATCCCCTGCTCCTCTGCGATCTGAAGAGCTACGCGCTTGTCCGTTCGGCGGTCGTACCAGTCACGCCTTCTCATGCGGCCTCCTCCCCAAGCAGGTCAGCGAAGTGCACGCCGCGCGCGGCAAACTCCTCGACGATGCGGTCCGTGTACTGGCAGCCCTGCGCGCGATCAAACAGGCGGGTCACCGGGAAGCCATCCGGCCCGAACATGGCGCACGGCCCCATCCAACGCAGCTTGATCTCGTACGGCAGGTTGAGCAGCGCCATGTTGTAGCCGTCCCGGAACTCTTCGCAGGAGGCGCGCATGATCGGCACGCCGTGGTGAAGCTTGCAGTAGCGGCGGACCTCTTCCACGTCACCCATCTCGGTGCTCTTGGCGATGCGCTCGTACATGGCGAACCACAATGCGTTTTGATCCAGGGTGCGATCCTTACCCGGGCGCATGCTGACCACGACGAATTTCTTGTCGCGGAACAGCCTGGTCAACTTCGTGATGGCCTCGGATAGCTTGGCCTGGCAGTTGACGCTGATTTTCTCGGTCATGCCGCCACCTCCTGCAACTGGGCGCCCGCGGCGCGTACATGAGCGGCCAGCTGGTCGATCTCCGCCAGCAGCTCCAGCGCAACCTCTTCCACGGTCATCTCGCCGAGGAATGCGTCCAGGGCGTCGGTGTGGCGCTGCAGCTCAGCGTCCCCCGCCCGCCAAGCAGCAACAACGGACCACAGCAGGGGCTGGAGAGTTTGCTTGTCGATGGTCATACGCCCTTCCCGGCCGGCTCCCCGGCGCGCTTGATGTTCAACTGAGCAATGGCGACGCGGGTCTGTCGCTTGCGTAGGTACGTGTCGACGCGGCGGCGCTGGGATTCCTTGGCGCGCTCACGGTCTTTCTTGGCCTTGGCCGCCTTGAGGATGCAGCGCACCTCGGCGAGCTTTTCCCGGGTCTTGGCGCTGGCCTGCGGGCGCACCTCGCCGGTGAGCAGGCCGGCAATGGCCTGGCCATCCTGGGTGATTGGTGGGATACGCAGGTCGGCCAGGTACTTGGCCCCGGTCTCGTGGGTGATGAGCTGGGCGCGGACGGCGGATTCGATGGCCACCACGCGGCGCCCAGCGTCGTAGCCCAGCGACACTTCCCACTTGGCCGGCTGATCCTCGGCGCGGGCGAAGCTCACCAGGCGCTCGTAGGCGCTCATGAAAGCCATTCGGGCGCCGACCTTGTCGCCAGCTTCAAGAATCGGCTCGGAGGCGATCATTGCTTGGCGGATTTCTGTGGTGAGCACCACGGTCTCGTGCTCATCACTGGCCGCCAAGGCAATCGACCACGCCTCATCCTTACCGGGACGGGAATCAGCCGCGTGGATGTGCTTGAGGACCATGCCAAGCGAAAGGCGCCCTGAAGGCTCTCTACGGCACGCACGAAGCGCGCCCTTGATCACGTCAGGGTTATAGGCCGAAAGGTCCTCAGCGATGAGCTGCGCGCCTCCAGCGCTGATCACCTGCCCCATTGCCTCAGCGGTAGCGCAGATAGCACCGGCCAAAGAGGCGGTTTGTTCAGAGGAAAGCATTCCGCTGCCCTCCCTTGCCGTTCAGGATTGAGTCAGCCGCTTCCTGCGCCGCATTGATGTTCGCTTGGGTCTGCTCCTGCTGGCGGGCAGTCGTGGAGTTCATCTGGCGGTTGGTGACCCACTGGGTGTGGTAGGCCTCGGCCTTGGCCAGTAGGTCGCCCAGGTTGTGGCAGCCGTTGATCAAGCGCGCGTCGTTGATCGCCAGGAAGTACGCGGCCACATGGTGGGCGACCTCTATGCCGAGGCGGGCAATCAGCTGACCAACCTGCCCGGCGGTCTTCGCATTCCAGACCGGCCAAGCGTGGTAGCGCTTGCGATAGGCCATTGCATAGTTCGCCCAAGCCTTGAAGGTTTTGCAGGACTGGTCCTTCGGTCCTGGCATATCAGCTGGGATCTCGCAGCGCGGTTGCTGAGCCGTGAACGGAACCACGATACCTTCCGCGACCATGGCTTCAGCCTGGGTCGCAACAGGTTCAGTGACTGGTTCCTTTACTGATTCAAAAGAGTGACTGGTTCTGGGTGCAGCTCCTGCACTACCCCCTAGTGAATCTGCTGCACTAGGGGGTGAACCTGGTGCACTACCCTGGTGAATCTGCTGCACTACCCCTAGTGAATCTGCTGCACCACTCAAGGTGAGGTAGTAGACGTTCGAGGAGTTGCCCTTTGGTCCACCCTTGCGGATCTCCTTGCGCAACAGGCCAGCACCGCACAGGGTGTTGATGTGGTTCATGACAGAGCGCTTGCTGATCTCGCACTGGTCAGCGACGTGCTGATACGAGGGCCAGCATTCGCCCATGTCGTTGGCGTTGTCGGCCAGCTTGATGAGCACCAGCTTGCGCAGCGGATTGCCGACCTTGGTCTTCATGGCCTTGACCATCAATTCCATGCTCACTGGGCACGCCCCTTAGCCATGGCAGCCTCATAGTCGATACCCAGGGCTTCAGCCCGGCGCCGCGCCCGGTTTCCGTTGCGCAGGGCGCCCTGGCAGAAGTCGTACTCAGGGCGTGCAGGTGGATAGGCGTCAGCCGACATCGCCTGATCAAGAGCTGCGCGAAGGTTCTCGCTGTAGTTCTCGCCGATCACGCGCTCATGCGGCTTGTCCATCCAGCGGCCAACGATTTCAATGGCGCTGGTGTAATCACCAGTGTCCGCGAGAGCGCTGCTGGAGTTACGGATGTCCCAGCCATTGGCCTCAAGTGCGTCGATGCGGTCCTTGTCCTTGCGCAACTCTTCGATCTCGCGCTCCAGGCCAGCGGATCGGAACCACAAAGCCGAGTGATCGGCCCTCACCTGGTTGTGCGCGGCCAGCATGGCCTGCGCGGATGCGTAGAACTCGCGACGCGAATCTTCGTCGGCCATTGCCAGTTCATACGGCAAACCGATGTTCACCTCGTCCATGTCAGTCATGCTGCACCCCGCACTGCCTTGTCGTGGGTGTGCAGGCCGTCCCAGTTCTTCTTCATGGGCAGCTCGCCGGACAGGTACAGCTCGTACAGGCGCACGGCGCCCTTGCGCAGCAGCGCAGGAGTGAAGGCGATGAATGGGTCTTTGCCGTGCGGGCTGACCTGCTGCTGATGCTCGGTCATGTACTTGTCGCGAGCGTAGGCGCCCACGCGCCAGCGGGTACCGGACTTGCTCTCGTTGTAGAGCCAGCTGCGGCCCTCGAGAAAGTGCCCGACCTGCATGACATTGACCCCATTAAGGCCCTTGCAGAACTGGGTCGGGGTCATTCCTTCCTTGAACAGGTTCTCCAGGTGGTCGATCTTCTTGGCCTGGGCCTGGACTTCGACGGTCAGCAGAACGCGAGCCTTTTCGGCGGCTTCCTTCTGCTCTACCTGGTCTGCCCAGGCGCGCGCAGCAGCCGCTGGATTGGTGAAGTCAGGTAGCGCGACAGCGACCTGATCCTCCAGCTCGCGCCAGCGCTTGATTACGGCCATGCGCATTGCAGCGCTGTAGCCTGTGAGCAGGCAGTCTGTATGCTCGCGATCCAGCCGGTACTCGGTCTGGGCGCGGTTCTGGCCGTCCAGATAGGTGCATCCAAAAGTGGATGCATCTTCACCGAGGTCGGCGAGCAGCTTTTCGATGTCGCGCTTGACGTGGAAGTGCTGCTTCCCGGTCAGGTCAGCGATTTCACGCGACGACATCGTGCGCGCCACGAAATCGTGGTTCGCATTTTGTGGCGCGAGCCTTTGTAGGGCCTGTACACTTTGGGTCTGCATAGGTAAAATTCCTGAACAGAGTTTTTGTTATGCAGAGAGCCGGGCCGCAATCCCGGCTTTTTTGTCTCTGCGATTTGGCGTCCCTTATGAGAGACTGGCGCTCGGGTCCCTAATTAGGGATCGGACGGTTACCTCGGCACCGCGAACGGCACCACGTTGCTGCTCTTGGGCTTTCCCCGCTGACCGAGGAAGTGCGTGGCCTTTTTCAGGATCTGCGCGGCCAGCTCGTCGGTGCTGACACCAACCTCCTCCGCCCAGGCCTCCAGGTCCGCGAAGTCATTCCGGCGGAACCGGGCGATCTCCACGTCGTGCTGCTGTACTGCTTCGTTTGCAGGCGACATTCGTCCTCCCATGACCTATTCAGGCCCTGGCCTTCTTTTCGGTGATCAGCGGCAGATGGTCGTGCTCTTTCTTGAACGCCAGCGCGGCCAGGATGATTTCCCGAGCCAACACGCTGTGCTGTGCCCTGAGCTCCAGGGCGTAACCCTTCAGCTCGTTGAAGTCCTCGTCATCCAAGCGGACCTTGGCCTGGTGGTCGTGGCGGTGGGCTTTGTCGTCGTAGGCCATCGGGTGATCCCCTGCGCTGTGCTTGGTCGATCAATTGAAAGAGGTACTTGGTTGCCCGCATTTAGGCCCCCTAGAGGGCCTTTTTGTGTCCTACCAGCCCCAAGACAGGGGCCTTGTGTCGCATTTGTCTCAATTGCTCCTGGATAGCTAGTGATCGACTCATCTCCAGGTACTCGTCGGTCGATCTTTCCAGGCTCCAGCCGAGGTCGGCAGCCAGCTGTCGAACCTCAGCCTTCACCTCGATTGGCAGCAATTCGAAGGTGGTTTCAGGCATAGGCCCTCCATAGGGGCTTCAGGCCGTCTTATCCTGCTCACCGGCACCGTTCATTTCACGGAGCAGATCAGCGGCGCCCAGTCGGCGTCCGAGATTGGCCAGTTCGTGCACGTAGGTAGCCAGCTGCATGCCGGCCATACGGGCCTCCATGCGCAGCTTGCGAACCTCTTCAGGCTTCCAGCGCGACTTGATCACTTCGCTGCGTTTGTTGGCGGGGTCCAGGTGCATTCAGGGATTTCCTTGTGATTGAAAAATGGTTACGCAGCAGACTTGGCTGGAGCCGTTTCGGCCAGCAGTCGCTGCGGCTTGAATGGCTTTCCGTTGGCCTTCGCCAGCGCTGCAATCTTCTCGGCGTAGCTGGTCTCGCCGGTGTATTCAGTGCGCGGGAGGCAGCCAGCGGTTAGCCACTTGTAGACGGCGCGCGGCGTTTTCCCGCAAGCGAGCGCAACGGCAGTCACGCCGCCTGCGTCATCGATTGCCTTCTTGAGCTCCTGCATGGGGCCTCCAAACGGAATATGAACTGTCAGTACATATTATGTCGGAACTGAAAGTACACGCAAGTACATGCGATATTGAACCTATGGTTCATATCGAAGAAGTCCGCGCGGCCTTTGCGTCACGCCTCAAACAAGCCCTTGATCACAACGGGTTCGCTGCCTGGGGTGCGGGGGCTCGTCTCGCCAATCTCGTTGGGGTGACCCCCAAAGCGGTCAGTAAATGGCTGAATGGCGAATCCATGCCTGGCGGCGCAAAAATGCTCGCGCTCGCGTCCGCGCTCTCTGTGCGCGTGGAGTGGCTGGAGTACGGCAGGGGTGAGATGACCGGCCCGGATAGAGTCGGCAGCCAAGAGCAGGCCTCAGCCCCAATCAGCAACGCCACCATGCTCGGCCCAATCTCCGTATGGGACGACGACACCCCACTGGACGACGATGAGGTGTACGTGCCGTTCCTCAAGGAAGTAGAGCTGTCCGCCGGATCTGGCCGGACGGTGATCGAGAAATCCGGCACTCGTAAGCTCCGTTTCGGAAAGCTGACCTTGCGCAACCAAGGCGTGCAGTTCGACCAGGCCGTGTGCGTCACTGTGCGCGGAAACAGCATGGAGCCTGTTCTTCCAGATGGAAGCACCGTTGGTGTCGACAAGGGCTCAACGTCGGTGAAGGACGGGAAGATGTACGCAGTCGACCACGGCGGCGAGCTGCGCGTGAAGACGCTTTACCGGATGCCAGGCGGCGGCCTGCGCTTCCGCAGCTTCAACCAGGACGAGCACCCGGACGAGGAGTACACCGCGCAGCAGCTGGCCGAAAGCGGGATCAGTGTGCTGGGCAAGGTTTTTTGGTACTCGGTGCTCCTCTAATCCGCCCCAATACCGGTCATCGCATTTGCGTAAATTATTCGTGAACCGATGGCGGCCTGCCCCGTCTCCTCTATAGTGACCTCACGCGCCACGAAACGACGAAATGCGTTTTCGTGGCGCCGACAGGCGATTGACTATTTTTTTTCACGGACGATAATCGCTTTCCGATTTTGGCTTTATGCCATCGTCATAAATGGAGTTCCCCATGCCACTCAATGCGAATGCGTCGGCTTCTGCTTTGTTCGTCGCAGCGCTCGCCTTGATCAGCGACTACGGCTCTCTTGCCGAGCAGGTAACGAAACAAGCTACCGCCCAGGTTGCAGAGGATTCTGCTGAGGTCATTCGCCTCAGGGGCGTAATCACTAGCCTTATCCAGGGCTGGAGTGAGCTTGACGAGCAATTTGCAAAGAATGTCTCTCGCCTCGCTACAATGACGTCGCTTGACGGTCAGCGCTACCACCGCAACATGGAGCTTCTCAAGGCCACCAGGCAGCTTGAGGAAACCTTGAAAGAGACTCGTATCCCCGCAGTTCTCTTGAAAGAGCACAACCAGTTCCGCCGATCCGTTGCTCGCGTGCGCAGCCGCATGGCAACCATGGACATGATGTACCGTCAGTATTTTGTGAAGCCTGAAGAGTTCCCAACGAGCCTGCGATCCTCCGACCTGATCGAGCTGGCCAACCATACGACGAAGCGCATCGCCCAGATCGCTTAAGGCCAGGAATGCCAATCCAGATTGACTTTCACCCAGGGACGTTCCAAGAATTCTTCTTGCCTGTGGACCAAAAACATCCCGGGCTCTCAAGCGGTTTAAAATCGGAGTTCGAGCGCTATATCGCATCGAACCGCCTTGAGATACCCGTGATTTTTGGCCGCGATGCACCCTACACACAGCCCTCCCAGGCTCTTGACGCTTGTCTGATGCACATTCATGTGCGCATACCCCCTGCCAAATTCCGGCCTAATACGCCTCAGCGTGACCGAGTATGCCGCACGGGGCGTCCCGGAGAAGACGCAGCTCTGGTTTATACTCAGGGCGAACTGTATGAGGATCGCTACCTTATTCTCGCCTTCCTGTGGCCTGATGCCCACGGAAAGTCTCGGGATCGGGACGTCATGAAGTATCTCTGCAGAGCTGCGTTGGAATGGCGCAGTAACAACTAGCCCGCTTCGGCGGGCTTGTTCATGCTTCGGTGATAGCAAGTAGCCATAATGGTAGGATGACGCCCAAATTCACAGGGAGTTACCTATGCTTTCGTCCGCTCATAAAATTACCGCTCTGGCCTTCGCAGCACTGATGATCGGCGGGTGCGTTTCGCAGCCTGCCCCGCAGCCTCGGCCATCATTTCCGGTCGAAGAGTACAAGGCATTACCCGTCACCGGGACCGGAACGGTTGAGGGTCAAGTCTTCATGAAAACAGTTGGCGGCGATGTCAAATATGGAGCTGGTTCGCAGGTATACCTCAACCCTGTCACGTCTTACTCGGAGCACTGGTATCGCACGATCTATGAGGTTCGCGCTCCAATCCAGCCAGCTGATCCTCAGCAGTCGAACTTTGTAAAAATTACTCAGGCCGACGGCAGTGGCGCCTTCCAGTTCAGTGACGTTCCGCCTGGGCGATATTTCTTGACCTCGGAAGTCCGCTGGCAAGCTCCTAGCCAGTGGGGCCTTACGAACCAGGGCGGCCAAATCACGGATCGGATTACCGTAACAAACGGCAAGACCACCAAGGTCATGCTCACCCGCTAACGCCGACATTGCTCAATAAGCCCGCATTAGGCGGGCTTTTTCACGCCTGCGCGCCAGCCTGGCGCCTGAAATATCCATTCCTGTAGCCCGCCGATGAGCGGGCTTTTCTGTACCTGAGAAAAATTTATGTACTTTCGGTACTTGACCAATGTGAACCATTGGTACATATTTCACCTCAAGCAGTCACCAACCAGGGACTGCCGAGGCCCTCAAGCCTCACCGCTCTTTAGCGACACACCTTGCCGGATCGTCACCGGCCCATTCAAAGGCAGCGATGGACAGGCCTCAACAGTCCAGAGGGGTGGCAACTGCCCCGGGCGTGCAGCGTAAAGCGCCGAGACCAGTTATCCAGCGGGAAGAAATGCCGAAAGGCCCGCGGCTGGAGGAACAACGAGATTTGAGCCAGCGACCGACGCCAGTAGCGGGTCGCGGCAGATTTCCTCGATGCCCTTCTCACGAGGGGTATCAGGGAAATCAACCGGAGGGATTCACGATGTTCAACATGGCAACCATGGCGGCTGACGAGTGCCGCGCAGACGCTGAAGAGCGCACCTACTACCGCTGGATCGACAAGGCATCCCAGCTGCTCGGCCACCAAGTCGCCCTGAGCTCGCAGGAAGAAAGCGACCTGTACGACTTCTACGCCGACGGCTGCACCCCGGACGAGGCGGTGACTGAGCTGCTGGCCCAGCAGGCTTTGGAGGCGGCATGAACAAGGTCATCCGCATCACCCTGCGTGGCGAGCTGCAGGTGTTTGCCGACAGCGACCTGGCCGCCTGCATCCACGAGGCAAACCGGCTCAACACCGAGCGCGGGTACCGCAATGGCGTGTGCGTGGTCGAGTTGGAAGATGGGCAGCGGATGACGGCCGCTGACTGCAAGGCCGCAGCATGACGATTTCACTGGCTGGCCTTGGCGACAGGGCCTAGCCGGCTCGAATTACTCGCGAACTCATCCTTCTGCGCATTTCCAAAGTGCACAGAGGGATGCGGATGCCCGCATCACGGTTGGAAGGCAATCGTGCCAGGCCAATGATTTTATCGTCAGGAGTAACCAATGACCGTAAACATCAGCAATCTAACGATCACCACCCCCGTGCCAATATCTTCGACAAACCCTGTCGCTCTCGAGGTGAGCGGCGCGGTGGCGATCGCCCAATACCCGAGCGTTGTACAGGTCTTAAGCGACGGTTCTATCAAGTTCTCGGCACCAACCAAGGGCGCCTCGAGCAAAAGCACGCATCGGACCCGTTGCGAATGGTCCGAATCCACCGACTGGACCCTGGCCAGTGCACCGAATCACTGGAATCGTCAGCAGATGACGCTCACCAAGGTCAACTCGGCGCAGAAGGTCGTGATCTCGCAAATGCATGTCCGCGGTGATGACAGCCCACCGGTGAAGGTGTTCTGGAACAAGGGGAACATCACCATGGGCTTCCGCACCACGTACAACCAGACTACCCCCGTTAACTCGACTGTGCTCAAAGGTGTACCGCTCGGAGCGAAGTTCACCGTAAGCATCCACGTCACCGCGAAAGGGCTGGTCACCGTCGCAGCTCAGTGCAACGGAGTATCAGGGTCGTCCGGAGCGTTGCAGCTCGACAACACGTGGGATTCTCGTCTGTTTGAGTTCCATGGGGGTGTCTACAACCAGATCGACTACACCGACGCCACTCCAGCTGATGATGGCTCTATCTGCGTCATCAGCAGCCTTTCGTTGACCCACAGCTAACCCAATCACAGCCGGAAAGACGGCCCGATGCCCTGCTTCCCATCGCAGGCTGCATCGGAGTGTGATCTGAGTCGAAGCATCTAAGCGCGGCAACGTGGTTGCAAATCGGAGGGTCGCTCCCGCCGAGGATGAGACGGACCCGCCAGATCACACCCCGATGCATCCCGCATCCCCTTCCCTTCAAAACGACCGCATTGGCAGGCGCCAGGCCACCTTTCACGGTGGGTTTGGTCACCCGCGCCTGGCTCCTGGCCAATGCGGCCGCACAACCACCAGGAGGACGCCATGGGCGCACTTCGAGCAGCACAGTTTGAGTACGACGACCGGATGCCGCCGGCGGTGAGCGACGATGAATCCGCCCAGGCGGAGTGGATCGAAACGCACGCGGCTCAGCTGGTCCTGGGGTATCGGGTCAGCTGGGGTTACCGCGGCGAGTGCGGCGAAATCACTCAGGCAGACATGGCCCGGGCGGTTCAGGACCACCTGAACAATCGCCAGATCGACGGCCTGGACCAGCAGGACGCCTTCGGCAAGTTGGTCATGGCGGGCATGGGCACCGGAAGCTCGGGCTTCATCATGGAGCTGTGCACCTACCTACTGGGTGGGCCTGGCGTGCTCAAGGACATTGCCAGTGACTTGCTGCACCCGATTGCCGCGAAGGCTGTAGCCGCCGAGCGGGTCAGAGAGCTGGATGTGCAGGAGTGTGGGTTTTGAGTCCGCATGTCCTGATTGACCAGCAGCTGGATGCGCTCATGCACCCCGCCACATCACTCAGCTGGGGCGCAGATATCCAGTGCCAGCTGACTGAAATGCTGGCCGACCAGCGCATCACCATCGAAGAGTTCAACCACTACTGCGGGCGCCTCAACAAGATCGTTGATGGGCGCAAGGAGGTTGCATGACCACGCCTATTTTCCCGTCGATCATCGACGACCAGGTGGCCGAGGCTGCGCAGGCCCTGCCAGATGACCGCATCCTGCTGGTGTTCAAGGGCCTGACCATGGCGGACGCCATGAATCAAGCGCGCTTAGCACACATCGAGAACCCGGCGGCCTGGTCGGGTCGGGCCTACCTCTGCGGCATGTGTACCTTGGCCTACGAGGTCCGGGCGTGACCGGGTACCAGCGGGCCCGCCGATTCGCTACCTGGCGCGGCTCCTTCATAGCCCTCACCTTCTGCACCGGCTGGCTCCTCCTGAGCGCCCTTGCCGGCACCATCACTTCTTGAATTCACACCCGGCGCACGGCGGGCCTTCGGGATAGCCGTACCCCTTCGGGAGCGTAAGCGGCGAGAGCGCGCAACCATCCACCGCAGCCAGGGCCTGGAGCATACCTCCGTGCCTGGGTGACCTGGCATTTCCCCTTCCAACTGACGGCGCCGGCCTGGCGCGAGGTTTTCTAATGTCCACTACCAACATGCGCATCTGGGAGCAGGTGCAGACGACCGATACCCGCTTCACCAAAAACGCCGAGGTCGGCGGCCAAAAGATCACCAGCCTGAACGGCACCGCAATGGTCATGAAGGCGACCGAAATGTTCGGCCCAGTCGGGATCGGCTGGGGCTGGAAGGTTCTGGAAGAGCGCTTTGACGACGGACACGAGGTGTTTGCCGGCGAAGGTGACAAGCGAATCTGCCTTGGCCGGGAGATCGGCCACACCGTCAAGATTCAGCTCTGGTTCATGCAGGACGGCCAGCGCGGCGAGGTCGAGCAGTACGGCTGCACACGGTACCAGTACAAGACCAAGTACGGCATGACCACTGATGGCGAGGCGCCGAAGAAGTCGCTTACCGACGCCATCAAGAAAGCCCTGTCCATGCTGGGCTTCAGCGCCGACGTGTTCCTGGGCATGTTCGATGACGTGAATTACGTGCAGCAGCTGCAGGCCGAGCAGGCGATCGAGCAGGCCGAAGACCGCCAGGCCGAGATCGAGCGCCAACAGCAGGAGCGCCTGGACTTCATCAAGGACACGATCGAGACCATGCAGAAGGCGGTGACGCCGCATGAGCGCAAGAAAATCCACGACCACGCTGTGCGCAAGCTCATCGGCCGCAAGGATGAGAAAGGCGCCGCCCGAATCTCCCTTGAATTGAAGAATCTCGAAGCCGGCAAGCCGCAGGAGGCCGCAGCATGACCCAGCTTTACGCACTCACCGGCCAGATGGCCGAACTCGCCGCCATGTGTGACACCGACGACGAAGGCCTCAAGCAGGCTATTCAGGACACCATGGCCGGCATCCAGGGCGAGTTTGAAGTGAAGGCAGATAACATCGTCATGCTGCGCCGGAACATCGAGGGTGACATCAGCGCGATCGACGCGGAGATTGACCGCCTCAATGAGCTCAAGCGCATCAAGGCCAACAGCGTCACGGCTATCACCGACTACCTTCGCCGAAACATGGATGCAGCCAACATCAAGTCGATCAAGCGTCCGCTGTTCACCATCAGCCTGGTCACCGGTAAGGAGCGGGTCATCGTCGATAACGAACAGGCGGTGCCAGACGACCTGACTTCGGTCGTGACCAAGATCGCGCCGGACAAGAACGCCATCGCCGCAAAGCTCAAAGCCGATCGCGAGCACAACGAAGCCGTCCGCAAGCGCATGGCCGCGGGTGAAGACTGCGAACACGAACTGAGACCTGAGCCAGCCTGGGCGCATTTGGAGCGCGGCGAGAGCTCAATCCGCATCAAGTGAGGTCAGCATGAACCCATCAATCGACCTGGAGGCCGCCAAAGCGGCCTTCCTCTCGTCTGGCGGCCGGATCATTGTGCTGGAGGGGTTCCAGTACGTGCCCTTCCGGCAGCGCCATCACCCTGAGCCGAAGCCGACGCGGGTCAAGCCAGTCAAGCAGGAGCGCGGCGGCGAACGTAAAAGCCGCGCCAAGGCACGCACAGCTCAGATCGAAGAGCTCGCCAAGACCATGACCTGTGGTGAGGTCGCAAAGCTGCTGGGCGAAACCAAGACCGCTCTCTGGGGCGTAGCAGCGCGGGGAGGATTTAGGTTCTTCAGCCCGCCGAAACCGGCCAGACCGGAGAAGGTAAAGACCGAACCGAGCCAGGAGGATCGTGACCTCGCCGACAAGATCATTGCCCTGCGTGATGCCGGCAAGTCCCGGTGGGGCGTGACTTTGGAGCTGGGCATCGGTAACTGCAGGTTCGCGCGCATTCTTGCCGAGTTCGACATTGACTTCCCGCTCCAGCGGAATCGGGGGTAGGCCATGATCGCCACAATCTCCCAGCCCGTGCCCGCCGTGAAGTACGCGGCGGCCATGGCCAGATCCACTGGTCAGCCTTGGGGCGTATACCGAGGAAACAAGCGTCTACTGGTGGTTATGCCCTCTGGCTCGACGAAGAAAACACCTATTGAGGTGTGCCACCCATGAGACGCATCCAGAAACTCACGCAGCAGCGTCGCCGCCAGTTGCACATACACATCCCGCCCAGCGGATTGAAAGAGGTGCCGTATGGCGATGGACCAGGCAGAGCGCGACCGGCGCCGGCGCGAGAAGTCAGCAAAGCACCAGGAAGAAGACCTGCGTTTGAAGGTTCGACCAGGGACTAAACAGGCCCTGCTAGAGCTGATGGAGTGGGCCAGCATAGAGGAACAGGGCGAGGCGATGACGCTGATGATTCATCACATCGAAGCGCTCGGGCATCACGCACTGTTCAGGATCGCGCGCCACGAAATCGAGGCTCACCGATCCGTGGCGCGGACTGAGCCGCTGCGGTTGTCAGCCAGGAAGCGAACGGGCCAGCACCTTCGCGCCATCTGCGACTGGGCTGACGCCACCTACAGCCAGATGATCGAGGCGCTGATCCACGGAATTCACGCCCTCGGCCGGCTGCACGCGGCGAAGTTTCTCACACCGCCACGGCACGAAATCAGCATCTCGCCGCGCCTTGCCCTGGCCTTCGACCGGAAGAGCATGCTGATGATTCAGCAGGATCCGGGGGATGAGCTAATCACACCGCCTTATGCAGCAGCGTCAATATGACCGTGCCGTAACCCCAAATTGCAGTGCCGATCACAGTAGCCATGAAGGCAAACGCTTTGAGCAGCCCTGCCGGCCACTCCAACACGTTGTAGATCTTGATGTTCGCCAATTCAGCGGTCTTCCTCGGATCGACAAGGCTATTCATGGTGTCGTCCAAGAGGTAAATGGCCAACAAGGAAAAAATAGTGGTGATAGCCCCTGTCCTTTCAAACCACTGCCCGATGCTATCTGGGATTGGCTTGTATCCCAAAAACATGTCTGTCGAAAATGGCGCTAGGCAAGCAATCGCAACCAGCGCTAGACAAATCACCAGCCTCCCAAAATAGAGGCCCAACCTTACCTTCTGCCACATCCAAAGCTCCTTGCGTTCATCGTAATTTTCGGCCGCCTGTAATACCCCATCCCAAACCAAATTGCCACCATGCCGCATCCGGCCACGGAGGGCGGCGCACGCATGGAGAAAGCAATGAGCAACTACAACTGCGACTACGTTCGCCGCCATTACGACGCGCCGGCCAAGATCGGGCCCCGGGTGGTCGCCAACGGTGAGCCCGGCGTAATAATGGCCGACCGCGGGCACTACATCGGCGTCATCCTCGACAGCGACCCGAAGAAGCGTATCCGCAACTACCACTCGACCTGGGAAATGCAGTACGGCGAGATGGCTGAGGCGCTGCCGCTCAAGCAGTGGGAAGTCCTCACCAACGGCATGTACGACTGGGATGACGTCCGCTACATGCTTGGCGATGCCCGCCATTACGTGCGGCGCATTTGGGCAGCAACTCGCAGCCAGGCCAAATACCGGGCCTATCAAGAGCTGGCCGAGTGCTTCAACGACGACGCCACCGCCATGCTGACCTTCAAGGTTCGAGCAGCAGACTGACCCTTCGATGCTGCCCGCCGACAAATTTCCCATTCAGATAGTAGAGAGCCCCGCGATTAGGCGCCAATTATCCTGGTGCGCGCGCTATACAATATCCGACCATCATTAATGAAATGCGCAGGGACTTGATCACCACCCATCCCCGCCCCCGGACAGCCGCACAAAAACCAGTTCGTTTTCGTCAGCCTCGTCCTGAGCACCGGTTACACAATAAATATCTTTATCCCCGGCATGCAACACATACATACCTTCATTATCCACGCAAACGGGCTGCAAAGCTCCGCTACTTAGCAATTGGCTTTTGCTATTCACCTGCGCCATTTCGTATGCATGCATGACCTCATACTGCTCATTAGTATCGAGAACCCTAACATCCTCAAAAAACTCAGGTGAAGAATAAACTTTCACGATTTTCGCCCCTCAAAGAGATTGGACAATTTTTGTGTCGCCTCATTGAACTCATCAATTTTTCCTTCAGCGAGTAGGCGCTTGCAGTGCTTAGCTGCATCAGGAAGGCAATGCCCCCGAAGTCCATCCTCGAACTGCTTACGTGTAAGCCCCAGAAACGCCGAATCTTTTTTAAATATAAAAGTCTGATATAACGCAGAAAGAAAAATCGCAACCAATAACAAATAAAAGGACACCTTTAGGTAAGCCTGCCCCCAAATTATTGCACTTCCGCTCGCGATCTCAACTATGAGCGAGCTAGAAAAAACCCCCGCAAAACCTGCAAGAATTAGCGGAATCAGCGCCCGAGCCCAAGGGTTTTTATGCAGAAAATCAATCACCATTGATATTTCATCCGACAAAGTCCTATCAGTTTTAATGAATCTTTCTAGCTCAGGGTTTAACCGTGACATAGCGTAGCAAGCTAGGCCGCACGCGATAGATCATACAAACAATTGTAGAGGCTTCCAGTCTCGATGACCATCACCCACTGAAGTAGCTGCAGCAGCATTGACGCCGCGACATAGCTTCGCACACCGCTGAGCTAGAGCTTCCCATCCCACAGAACTTCCTCAACGACTCACACCACCCAGGAGAGGACCGCCCATGTCTGCATTTCAGAAAAAGAACCCGCTCGACTTCAAAACCCAGTACGGCCTCGGCTTTGACCCTCAGGATGATGAGATCGTGGTCGACTTCTTCTGTGGCGGCGGCGGCGCCGGCACCGGGCTGGAAATGGGCCTTGGGCGCCCGGTGACGGTGGCCAAGAACCACAGCCCTGCGGCCATCAGCATGCACACCGCCAATCACCCAGCGGCGCGCCACTTCACCACCGACGTGTTCGAGGGTGACCCGGACGAAGAATGCCAGGGCCGGGCCGTGGGCTGGTTCCACATGAGCCCGGACTGCACCCACCACAGCCAGGCGGCCGGCGGCCAGCCGCGCAAGCGTGAGATCCGCAACCTGTCGTGGATCGGCCTGAAGTGGGCCGGCAAGAAGAAGCCGCGGGTCATCAGCCTCGAGAACGTTAAGCAGATTTTGCAGTGGGGCCCGCTGATTGCTAAGCGCGATAAAGCCACTGGCCGGGTAATGAAGCTGGACGGCACTGTGGCCGCCGTCGGTGAGCGCGTACCAGTGCAACAGCAATTCCTAGTGCCCGACCCGAAGCGACGCGGCATCACCTGGCGCCGGTTCGTGCATCTGCTCGAAGGCATGGGCTACCAAGTTGAATGGCAGATCATCAAGGCCTGCGACTTCGGCGCGCCCACCAGCCGGGAGCGCCTGTTCATGATCGCCCGTTGCGATGGCCAGCCAATTGTGTGGCCAGAGCCAACCCACGCTAAGAACCCCGCCAAGAGCCAGCAGAAGTGGCGCACCGCCGCCGACTGCATCGATTGGAGCGTGCCAAGCAAGAGCATCTTCGGGCGCAAGAAAGCGCTGGCCGACGCAACGCTGCGCCGTGTGGCCAAGGGCATGAAGAAGTTTGTGCTCGACAACCCGCAGCCGTTCATCGTGCCGATCGCGAACTGGTCTGGTGAACTCGCCCAGTCGGCAGATGAGCCGCTGCGCACCGTCACCTCCTGGCCGCGCGGCGGATCTTTTGCCATGGCCAGCCCCGTCATTCTTCCCGCAACTCATCAGGGTACCGACCGTGTGAACGACCCGACCGGCCCATTGCCGACGGTGACAGCAGCTAATCGCGGCGAGCTGATGATGGCGTCGGCCCACCTGGTCAAGTTCAGGTTCAACAGCGAAGGCACGGCCATTACCGACCCCGTGCCGACCGTCACCAGCGGGGGCAATTACAAGCGCCCTGCGGGTGCGGCCCATGCCATGGGTGTGTGCACCGCCTTCATCGAGCAGGCAAACGGCGGATTCAACACCACGCCAGCCAAAGGCGCGGACGAGCCACTGACCACGGTCACCAACACCGGTAGCCAGCAGCGCCTGGTAACGGCCAGCCTGGCCACGCTGCGTCGAAACTGCGTAGGGCGGGCGGTAGATGATCCGGTACCGACCATGACCGCAGGCGCCGAGCACCACGCCCTGGTCGAGTACAAACTGTCGCCAGAGCACGAGGAAGGTGCGCTTCGAGTAGCGGCGTTCCTGATCAGCTACTACGGCACCGAAAACACCAGCGCAGCAGACGCGCCGGCGCCGACAGTGACCACCAAGGACCGTCTGGGCCTGGTCACCGTCTTTGTGAAGGGCACGCCGTATGTGATCGTCGACATCTGCCTGCGCATGCTGCAGCCGCACGAGCTCTACCGCGCCCAAGGCTTCCCCGCCAGCTACATCATCGACAAGGGAGCCGACGGCAAGCCGTTCACCAAGACCGAGCAGGTGCACATGTGCGGCAACAGTGTCAGCCCACCGCCTATGGCCGCGCTGGCTCGGGCGAATGATCCATGGAAGTCAACCAAGCTCGAGGCGTTTGCTGCATGAGGCCGCTCTACCGAACCACCCAGGTACGGCGCCCTGGCGCGCCTATGCCATTCCTCGAACTGGACAATCGCTGCGATGAGTGTGGCCGCAGCCGGTCCGTAGGCAACCACCGGGCTTGCTCGAAGAAGCGCCAGGCCCGCTACGCAATGGAGAAGGGATATGCAAATAGCAGCGGCTGAGGTTCAGGAGTGCCAGCACCTCAGCATCGCGCAGTGCGTACGGCGCTCGACTGATCCATACCGGGCGGCCGTGGCCAGCTTCACGCGGCGCCAGGTCAGCGAGAAACAGAAGACCTTCTACTTCGAAGACGGGAGTTTCCTGACCTTCGAAATCACGTATACCGCGGTGGGAGATGGATGCGAATGAGCAGAAACGAGATGGTCAGCGTGCCGCGTGAGCAGCTTCAGGCCTGGCAGGAGCGCTTCTCCAAAGCGCAGATTTTCAAGGAATCCACCGAGGTGCAGTCTGTCCTTGATCAGCCAGCCGAGCATCACCAGGGCGAGCCGGTGGCCTATCTAATTACACCACCAGGATGCTCGCCTGCACTGGTTCACGCCAGAGATATAGGCAGGCCAAGCAAGTACGCGATTCCGCTTTACACCCACGCCGATCCTGGCGAGATTGAGCGGCTTCGTGACAGAGAATCTGCCGCTATACGTGCATCGGTACACATCGCCAAAGAGCGTGACACCCTGCGCGCCCAGCTGACCGAGCAGCGTGTGCTGCTGCGTGAGGCCGTGAAGACGCCTTGGACCCATGACGTTCGTGGCAAGATCCTGGCTTACCTATCGGCCAACGCAGCGCCGATCGCGCCGGCTGAGGTAGACGAGCCAGTGTGCAAAGGCGCTTGGCAGCTCGGCACCGCGTGCGGCAAATGCCGTCGCTGCCAAGAAAACCCTTCAGTTTGACCATAGGAGTACTTCTGTGCTCCTTACGCTGTAACCCCTCTCCCCTCTATTTCGAGCAGGTCGCAGCACGAGGCGTGCTCCGGGCACCCTCAGTAGCAACCCGGCGAGCAAGGCCAACGCCCCACGCCATTGCCCTGGTCATTGACTCGCCAGGGCGAGAATCAAAGGCCTCTTCATGCAATGGCATGCCTGAAGGCGCATAGACCCCAATGAACATCTGCGTGTTGCCTGTCCGCGACAGTCGCACCTGGACATCTATCAACGTTCCATCATCGAGTGTTTCGTCATGAATCCTATGGTGAAGCGTCGGGTCAGCCCAAGACCAAAAAACATCACCGCGAATTCTCATGTCGTCCTCCTTCGACTTTAGTTGTATGCACTAAGCCACCATAGCCTTCCACAAGCGGTGAGCAACCGCTTAGCGCTGGATTGTGAGCTGAATCGGACCACCGGACCGAAACCCTGTACCTCACCATTTCCCCTGTACAACTTTCAGCCGCGATATGGCGGCCAAGGAGTGCCTGTGCCCAAAACAATCATCCTGACCGGCAGAGCCATCGTGAACTTCAAAAGGGTCTTGCACGACGTGCCGGACGACGAAGTTCAGGAGCTTCTCGAAAGCAACGACCTGAGGGAATCGCAGATTGATGACGACGATCTCCGCGACATCGAGTGCATCCACGACGACGTGACGATCGAGGTGAAGGAATGACCCGCCTCGCCCTCTGCCTCCTGCTGCTGGCCACCGGCGCCAGCGCAGACCCTAGCGAAACAAAAGGCCTGCCCTATGTCTTCCAGGTGTTTCACGACGACCAGCGCGCAGTGACGTGCTGGTCCTATTTCGGCGGCTTGAGCTGCATCCCCGACAGCCAGCTGCAGGCCGGCAACCAGCGCCAGCTCTCCCCGCACGAACAAGAAGACAACTCCCCTACCCCAGCAGCCGCTCAGGGGCGCTGGATTGATGAGAGGTATGAGCTGT